TGTTAAACAGCTCTGCCAGGAAATTGCCAAAGTCGCTGGTGCTATGCAGCGCGCCCCATCGCAGGAAAACATCGGCGTCATTGCCCAGCGTTGATTCGCCAGCTACACGCAGGAATTCGCGGCCGATATCTGATAACCTGCGGCCGGCCCACGGCCTGGCGTCGTCGCGCAGCTTGATGGTGGGCGTGCAGCGATGCCCCACCACGTTCAGCATGCGCTCCATGAAGGTGTCTCGCTCATCGCGAGTGACTTGGGCCCGGCCGTCGATCCGCGGCGATGACTGCGCGAGATGACTGAGCAGCTCGGCGCGGGCGGCCTCGATAGTCACTCCCTCGCGGGTCGCGAGAGACTCGACAAAGTCACCGCTGATGTTCAGCACCCGCGCGGCCGTGCGGATCTGATCGGGAATAGCTGCCTTGGTCATAGTGTCGTCCTCCTCGTCATTGCAGTGACACTCAGGATCATCGGGATCGCATTCGCACTCGTCGGTGTCTTCCTGCCGCGTTCTCGCGCCCGGATCGGCTCCGATCGCGGTGAAGCTGATTTCCGCCGGTGTCCACCTGGTCGCGGTCTTGGTACGGTTGCCCGCTGCGTCTTTAGCGGTCTGCCAGGCCTGCACCGAATATCCCACTGACACGCGGCTGATGACTCCGTCGGCCACGTCCTTGACGATGGGCTCGACGTCGGGCCTCGATGAGAACCGCACCGTAGCGATTCCGCGGGTGCCGTCAACGGAAGGATCGAGCACGGTTCCCAGGATCTCGCGCACGTCGAACCGGTTGTGGCTGTTCAGCACGGGCGCGCCGCTCAGTTGCGACAAGTCCACGGCTTCCCGCGACATATCCAGCCGCTCGGTAAACGGCCCTTCGAAATCGTAGCGTTGGACGGCCGCGCCCGTAGACCAGACCAGTCCCACGGTGCGCCTGCCCGCATCGAAGCTCGCCGGCGTGAGCGAGGCCTGCCGGGTGAGCAGGTTACTGGACCGTTTGTGTTGGTGCGCCATCGAAGCTCACTCCAGCTTGTTCCTGCCCCTGCAAGGTGACCTTGCGCGGGTCGCTATCGAAGATCAGCCCCAGCTGGTCGGCCCTCGCGTTGTCCGCGGCGATTTCCCTGTCGAGCGACTCGATATCTACGCCGCTGGATCTCACAGCTTCATTGCGCGACATCAGACCCGCGCGGATCTTCTGGATGGTGCTCTGCGTTTCCATGCGGCTGTCCAGCGTGGGAATCGGAACGCCGGTCCACCTGACGGGCGCGGTGAGAATTGTTTCGGGCAATTCCCCGGTCGCCACCATGATGCGAGACCACCATAGCCACACCGGGCGGCAGAATTGGTGCGCGAACATCTGCACGATGGCATCACAGGTACGTTCAAAGGCCAGCAGACCGGCGCGCCCGCTCGCGAACGTGATCTGAGGCAGGTCGCCGGTGCAAAGCTCATAAGGCAGGCTCAGGGCCGAAGAGATGGCCCTGAGCTGAGTGTTAACGAAGGAGGCGAACGACTGGCTGGGATCGGGTGGCGTGGAAAACTGAATTTCGTCTCCTGGTCTTAACCGGGCCATGCTCCCGGGCTCGAAGGTGGTGTCGCCGGTATCGGAGTTGAACAGGATGGGCGTGCCGTCAGCAGAGCGGATGAAGCCCGCGAACAGACTACCGGTTCTGGCTCGCACAAGGGAGGCCTCAAGGAAGGTTTGCAGCTCGTACAGCGGCACCAGCGCGGGCGCAAGCCAGGAAACACCGCGCTCGAATCCCGGCTGGAGCGGCGCATACAGGTGAATGACTCGGTCCGCCGGCACTAATTCCGAGACCGGGTTCAGCGGCTGCGCGGGATGTTTCTGATACAGCCAGTAGCCCACGCGGCGGCCCTCGGCGTCGTACTGAATGCCGCCCATGATGTCCTCGGCATTGTCGCGGCTGTAATCCAGGAATTCAGAAGCGAGGACCTGAATCTGCAGCGTCGGCCCCGGCCGGATGAGCCCGATTACTTCGCCGTCGATGAGGCACGAGCGGAAGGCCTGCGCCTGGAGCTGGTGGAAGTGGTGCCGGCCAGTGAAGTCGGCCGTTTCGCACCAGGCGCTCCACAAGGCATGAACGCGGGCGCGAAGCGCAGTGTCCGCGGTATCCATCATGGGCACGATGCCGGTCGAGATGACGTAGTCCCGCAGCAGGTTGACGGCGCGGTGCGCCCAGGGATTATTTCTATCGGCATCCCGCGCCCTGGCCTTGAGGATGGCCGGATTGAGGATCGTCGCAAAGTCGGTCCTCGGTGGCCACCACTTCGATAACCTGCTGCCGGATTTGCTCGCATCCCAGGCCCAGATGCCGGTGCTGCTGCCGGCGGGGCCGCCCGACCACCACAGATCCCAGGCCTGGCGGACGAGCGAAGGAATGCGCGACAGTGCGGGTAGGGTCATTGCAGCTTCGCTATGCCGTGTAGCGTCTCCAAATTGCGCTGCGCATAGTCGAGCGTCGATGCGAATTCGTCCACCGTGTCGAATAGCTTCCCGGCAGTCTGGATTAAGCTCAACGCGACAGCAATGGCCTCATCGCGGTCGAACCAGATGCCTTCGCCGTCCGGTTTTTCGACAGTCACCACCATGCGGCCCTCTTTGGTGACCCCCGCCGTAATCGTCGTTATCTCTTTCGGCATAGCTTCTCCCCGATTTCGATTCCGAGTGACAGGACCTTCGCGGCGTGTTTGGCTCGGGGCCATGATTCGACGAGCCAGTGGATCAATTCGCGGATCAGGATTTGCTTGGCTTGGGCATCCTCGCCCAGGTCGATTAATTCATCCGGCTCGGTTTTGGCTCCCGCGTGCCACAGCAAGCTCAGCGTCATGGGACAGCCAACCACTTCCGGCGCGGCGTGTAAATCGGCAGTGGGTTCGGTCGCAGGCACGGCGCTCCTCCTGATAAAATTTGCGCGCGCCCCGCGTCCCGAAGGTCGAAGGGTAATGCTCAGTATACGGCTCGGGAGATCAGAAATCCATCCACTTCGAGCGGGTCACAGCCGTCGCGCCGTTGGGCTTGGGCGCCGGCGGTGTCACCAGCAGCGCCTGGAACTCACCGCACCAGCAGTTCAGGTCGAGCCCCGCGAGCAGGCGCGAATGCAGCGCGCACACGGCCAGCGCGCGGCAGTCGAAGGCCTCGTTGCGCGCCCGCAGCGGGTTCACCCACTTGCGCTGGCCCTTCACTACCACGAGCCGCTCGACTGTCAGTTGCTCGTACCAGTCCCGCGGCCGAGCCAGCGGTGTGTGCATGTAGCCGGCTCCCCGCGTGTCGATCCGCATGCGGTTCGCCACCCAGAGCTTCGCCTCATCCGCGCTCACCAGATAGAGCGGCATGCGGTTCTTGTCATAGCTGGCCCGCCGCGGCCATATCGGCTTGCCGAATGCGCTCGACAGGCCCTTGGTCGCGTAAACGCGGCGGCCATGCCTGCTCCGGGTGAAAGCGGTCACCTCGGCCCCCGCGAAGGCTCGCGTCAATGCAGCAGGCCTGGATCTGCAGGGGCATGCCGCTCAAATGCGCCCAGGATCGCGTCAGGAGCCCGTCCAGAGCGGTCCAGACCTCGGGCTGGCTGATATCCCCGTGCAGGGCGTGGTAGGCGACGCTCCACGACTCGAAATCGCGCCCCCAGGCCACCAACTCCAGCTCCAGGCGGTCGGCCTGAACGTCCACACCGGCAGTGAGGAAGCAGCCGCCCGCGGGCACCGTTCCCTCCACGTACGGTTCGGCGCGCAAGATCAGCGCCTCGGCCTCTGGCACCTCTAACGCTGGCGGCGAGTAAGTCAGGCCCAGCCCGGTATTGACAAACACCCGCTCCTTTTCGGGAATGCCCCGCGCCGCCTCATGGCGCCGCAACAGGTCCCGCCAGGTAGTCCAAGGCGAATATAACTGGCTCAGATGATAGCCGCGTTGCTCCGGCGCGCACCGGGCAGTCGCTCGCCACTCGCCGCGCTCTAGCATATCCAGCTTGTCGCGCTCCTGGATATCCTCGCCGCACATCGGACACCGGTAGACCGCCGCACCGCCTTCGAATCGCAGGCCCTCGAATTCGAACGTGACGGCGGCCGCGCAATGTGGGCATGGCATGAAGTACCGCCGGCGGTCGGTGGCATCGTATAGGCGCTCGATCCGAGAGATGCCCTTTTCGGTCGGTGTGCTGACCAGCAGGATGCGCTTCGCCGTGCCGTATGACTCGGCCCTAGCCACGGCTAG